GACACGTATGCGTATGTCGGCTCGCGTCTGGCCTTCCGCGGCAAAATCGTCCGGGCGCAAAGCGTGGCAGCGTATAAGGCGATACGCGAGGTGGCGTAAGCGCAAAGCGCCAAAGCGTGGAGCGAAGCGACTAAAACGAAAGAACGGGATTCGGATGGTTTCCGAATCCCATTTAAAAGGTATTCAAATACCGGCGAAGCCGGTCGATTTTTTTAGAATTAAAGACAGAATCGTTATGGGAACAGTTATTGATTTCTTGAGAGAAAGTAACCGATGGAAGCATCTGTTAGGCGGATTCCTTATAGGTTTATTGGGAATGCATCCAGTGGTAGCCCTGTATGCAAGTGCTGTGGCAGCTTCCTGTTTGGAACTGAAGGATAAGCAGCATGGTAGCTGTTGGGACTGGATAGATTGGGGATTAACCGTGTTGGGCGGTGCTTTTGCTGCTCTGTTATGGTTATTCTTCTGAGCATTATAGATTTCTTTTGCCTTGAAATAAGTACCTTTGTAATTGGTAGAGCTTCCCGATAGTCCGTGTGGTCTATCGCGGGTACAACAATGCGAATGCGAATGGCGGTGTGTCGAATGCGAATGCGAATAACGATGCTTCGAACACGAATGCGAATGTCGGCTCGCGTCTGGAAATCTAACAAATCGGCGTACAGCAGCGGGGACGTGTCCCCAATGCGGTGCCGAGGGAAGCAAGCCACAGCAACAGCACCCATTAGGGTGGAAAGCTGAAAAATCACGCGTCGGGTGGAGTTTGGTAGGCTGTTATCAGTTCGAAGAAGTCAGACCCGGGGAAAGGAAGGCCCTTATCTTCCGTATTATAAACCAACAGCAGAACCGTATGCGCAGGGAAGGATATATCATAGAGGAAATCATCGAATACTCCAATATGTCGGAGGCTTTCGATGCCGTACTGCGCGGAACGGATCGTAAAAGGTCAACGCAAGGACGGTATCTGCTTGCCCATAGGGAGCAAGTTATCGTCAAATTGACGGAGGCCATTGCAAGCGGTTCATTTCAGCTTGGCGGATACCATGAAAGAGAAATCGAGGAGTATGGCAAAAAACGCACCCTGCAGATTTTATCCATGTATGACCGCATCGCGGTATATTCCGTAATGAACGTGGTGGACCGTCACCTGCAGAAACGCTATATCCGGACTACCGGAGCCAGCATTAAACGCCGTGGCACTCATGATCTGATGAACTGCATACGTACCAATCTGCAAAAAGACCCGGAAGGCACGCTGTATGCCTACAAGTTTGACATCCGCAGGTTCTACGACAATGTGCGGCAGGATTTTGTGATGTGGTGCTTCCGCAGGATATTCAAGGACGAAAGGCTGTTGGTGCTGCTGGAGCGGTTCGTGACAATGCTGCCGGAGGGTATCAGCTTCGGACTGCGCAGCTCACAGGGAGCAGGCAACCTGCTTCTGTCTGTATTTTTAGACCACTATCTGAAGGATAAGTACGGGGTTCGTTATTACTATCGCTATTGCGATGACGGACTGGTACTCGGCAAAACGAAAGCGGAATTGTGGAAGATTCGTGATGTTATTCACGGGCAAATGGAGAAAATAGACTTGGAGATCAAGCCGAATGAACGGGTGTTTCCTGTAGAAGAAGGCATTGATTTCCTTGGCTATGTTATCCGTCCTGACTATGTGAGATTGCGGAAACGTATCAAGCAGAAGTTTGCCCGGAAGATGCACGAGGTAAAATCGAGAAAAAGACGGCGGGAACTGATTGCCAGTTTCTACGGCATGACGAAACACGCCGACTGCAATAAGTTGTTTAAAAAATTAACAGGCAAAGAAATGAGAAGTTTTAAAGACTTGAATGTCGCTTACAAGCCGGAGGACGGCAAGAAGCGATTTCCCGGAGTGGTGGTAAGCATCCGGGAACTGGTAAACTTACCGATTGTAGTGAAGGACTTCGAAACAGGTATCAAGACCGAGCAGGGAGAAGACCGCTGTATTGTGGCCATTGAAGTGAACGGTGAGGCAAAGAAGTTCTTCACCAACAGCGAGGAAATGAAGAATATTCTCGCACAAGTGAAAGAAATGCCGGATGGCTTTCCGTTTGAAACGACCATCAAGACAGAGACCTTCGGCAAAGGTAGAACCAAATACGTGTTTACATGAGAAGAGTTGAAGGAAGTGCCGGTGTGTCGCTGATGGAATGCACGAACCCGGTTAAAGACAAATGGCGCATCCGCTGGGATGTGCAGGAGAAAGAGAACGGCTCTGCCTCCTACATGGAAGAGGAGTTTAACCATAAACCTACCGGCGAGGAAATTCGCACATTGGTTATGTCCTGGTATAATAGCCAGACTGATGCAGCTATCCTGTCCGGATTCACCTATAATGGTGCCCCTGTATGGCTTTCTACGGAGAACCAGTATAACTATAAGGCAGCATACGATTTAGCCGTTCAGACGGGCGGAGAAACCCTACCGGTGACGTTTAAGTTTGGTTCGGATGAACAACCGGAATACCATACTTTTACCCAGTTAGATGAACTGAAAGACTTCTATACAAAAGCAGTAGGATTCATTCAGAAAGTTCTGGCTGAAGGCTGGAAAAAGAAGGATAAATTCAAATTGGATTTGTATCGGATTGAGTAATTGAAAATCCCCTCGGGGGTGGGATTAAAAAAAGCCCCCGGCCTGTTAAATAGTCGTCTCACTTACTATAAAACCAAAAACGCTCAGAGCGCACGACCGGGGGCCAATACCCTCGTTCGCGCTCTGAGCGTTTGTATTTTTTTGGATGGCGAAATATCCGCCTAATAAGTGAGACATTGCAAAAGTACAAAAATGATTGGATATGACATTGTTTGAAGCACTTAAATTTAACAGAAAACCGCTTGAATTGCTTATAAGTTTGGACGGCAAGCAGGATGACCTTCGATTCATAGACTTATATACAGAGTATGAGGTCATGAAAAATCGGGGTGAGAAGACCACTTATGCAGTGGCGTTTTTGGCAAATAAATATTCTGTAAGCGAACGCAAGGTGTATGACGTTATCAAACGGTTTGGAAAGCACTGCACGCTCGGTGCAGTGTGATTGATGTGCCGGAGATACCTTGTGTTATCTGATGGGGCTAACTTTGCACAGACAAAAATCAATAGCTTATGAATAAGTATTACCAGACATTAGACAAGATACTCCAAACGGGCAAGACCCAAACCAACAAGAAAGGCTGTATCAAATACCTATTGAATGAAAGGCTTATGCTGACCCCGGCTGATTTACTTGATATATTTGAAAGCCATGGGATAGCCAGAAAGAAACTGAAAGAAGAATTGAAGCTGTTTATGCAGGGTATTCGAGATGTGGAAAGATATAAGGAGGCAGGTATTACCTGGTGGGACTATTGTGGCCATACCCTTGTGAATAGCTACCCCACTTACTTTGAAAAGCTTCCACCCCTTATAGCTAAGATTAACCGGGAAAAGCGCAACAGCAAGAACTATGTTCTGTTTCTTGGAGAGACCGGGGTGGAAAGCAACCAGGCACCCTGCCTGAGCCTTGTGCAGTTCCAGATTGAAGAGGGGGAACTGGTATTATCTGCATACTGCATACCAGCGCAGTTCTGATGCCAACCTTGGGCTTCCGGCTGATATTTATCATCTTTATCTGATGGCAAGGCAGGTGGAACTTCCTTTGAAGTCCATAACCCTTGACCTTGGGAATGTGCATATATATGAAAATAACATTGACCGGACCATGGAACTGTTATCCGGAGTTGAGAATATTAAATTTGAATTGAACGTATGACGAAAATGAATCTGTCGGCACCGCTGCCATTTGTGGGCCAAAAAAGAATGTTTGCCAAAGAATTTATAAAGGTATTGGACCAGTTTCCTGATGATACCGTTTTTGTGGATCTGTTTGGTGGCTCGGGGTTACTTTCCCATATTACCAAAAGAATGAAACCAACTTCCACTGTTGTTTATAACGATTTTGATAACTACCGATTTAGGCTGGCTCATATTCCACATACAAATAAGCTTTTAGCCGACATTAGAACGCTGGTAGGGGATTCGGTACCCAAACATAAGGCAATCAAAGGAAAGCTGAGGGAATGCGTTTTAAAGCGTATTGAAGAAGAGGAAGCGAGTGTGGGGTACGTGGACTTCATTACTCTATCGTCATCCCTTATGTTCTCTATGAAATATAAGTTGTCTGTGGAGGAAATGAGCAAGGAAGTTCTTTATAACAATATCCGTAAGAATGGATACCCTGAATCATTGGACTATTTGGAAGGGCTGGAAATAGTTTCATGCGACTACAAAGAGGTCTATAATCAATATAAGGACGTACCTGGAGTGGTGTTTTTAATAGATCCTCCTTATCTATCCACTGATGTCGGAACGTACAACATGTATTGGCGTATGTCCGATTACTTAGATGTTTTAAAAGTCCTCGAAGGTCATTCTTTCGTTTATTTTACATCAAACAAATCATCTATAATTGAATTGTGTGAGTGGATCGGGGCAAATAAAACCATCGGAAATCCATTTGAAGGCTGCACAAAAAGAGAATTCAATGCCCACATGAATTATTCTTCAGGATACACTGATATAATGTTGTTTAAAAAGCAAGGCATTCCCATTGATAAAATGGCAGCTTAACTACTAACAAAGATACGTTTTTTCAATCAGTTAGACAAATTATTAAAGCATTATTTTAATGCCGTTATAAAGTCATTTTTATGAAACTATAAAGCCGGAACAGAGGTCTTCATTAACCTTTTGCTCCGGCTTTATAAGTGTTGTGTGCAGCCTTTTTTTTTGAACGCTTCGTTTTGTTCTTTTGCCTGAAAATTGAACGCTTCGTTCCGGAAACCACGGAAATTTGGATTTGCGGATTATAAATAGTTAATGGAGTGCACTGTTGCCACACCCCATTAACCACATATCATCAGCCATTAAAATCATTTATATTCCGCCCAGCTCTTGATAGCGATATCGTTTATCGTCATGGTACAGAAAGCATTGATAAACGCACTTGCCAGACGAGCATTGGTTATCAAGGGCACATTCAGGTCGATAGCGGCACGACGTATCTTATATCCATTGTCCAACTCCCCGGCTGTCAGATTCTTCGGGATATTGACTACCATGTCTATCTCTTTCCGGTGCAACATATCCAGTGCCTGAGGTTTCCCTTCCTCACTGGGCCAATACACGCGGGTATTTTCCACCCCGTTCTCGGTCAGGAAGTGGGATGAGCCTCCGGTGGCATAAAGTTTATAACCTTTCTTCTGCAACATACGGGCTGCTTCCAAGGTATCCGCTTTCTGCTTGGCATTACCTGTAGAAAGCAACACGCTCTTTTCCGGAATACGATACCCCACAGACAGCATCGCCTTCAATACGGCACACGAAGTATCCGTACCGATGCAGCCTACTTCACCGGTAGAGGCCATGTCTACCCCCAATACCGGATCGGCTTTCTGCAAACGGTTGAAAGAGAACTGGCTGGCCTTAATACCCACATAATCCAACTCGAAAAGATTCTTGTTCGGTTTCTCAACCGGCAGTCCGAGCATCACTTTGGTAGCCAGTTCAATAAAATTGATTTTCAGCACCTTGCTGACAAAGGGGAAGCTGCGTGAAGCACGAAGGTTACATTCAATCACCTTGATATCGTTATCCTTTGCC